TCTTTAATTATTAAAAAATACTTTCCTTGCTTTTCTCCAGGTCTAATAAGCAGATAATTATAAGATTTTTTGTCTTGTGTTCTTATTTCTATATTGTTTTGAAAGTCAGATTCTGAATAAAACTCATTATTGTCAGAATAAGAACCATTAAAATAACTATTTGTAGCTTTTGCATATACGATTTCACCCATAGCACCTAAGAACCCATCATATAATTGATTCTTTAAGTTTTTATTGTAGCCATAAGAAAAACCTTTGTTCATTCTTACATTACCAATGAATCTTCTTTGAGCTGTTGTATAAGCTAATTCAACATCATTAGAGTTAAGAGTTATTTTCATATAAATAAACCAACCTCTTTTTCTATTCTTTTATTAGCAATATCAATATAGTTTTGATTTAGTTCTATTAAAATAGCATTACGATTATTAAGAGCTGCAACAATACCTGTCGTACCACTACCACCAAAAGGATCTAAAACTATACCACCCTCTGGACAACCAGCTTTAATACATGGCTCAATTAAATCTTTAGGAAAGGTTGCAAAATGAGCTTCCTTGCAAGGTTTGGTAGTTATTGTCCAAACATTTCTTTTGTTTTTAAAATAATATGGTTTTTGTTGTGCTTTTAATAAACCTTGTTTAGTTTCAGAAAATTTTTGATCTGTTCCTTTTTGTGGTTTTTTATTACCAGCAATTCTACCTGATGCTTGTTCTTTAATAGCATCAGCATCATAATAATATTTTTTAGATTTTGTAATTAACCAAATTTTTTCATGGCATGATGTTGGTCTATCTCTTACACTCTCAGGCATTGGATTTGGTTTATGCCAAATAATTTCTGATCTAATCCACCAACCATCATCTTGTAGAGCTATGGCAATTCTGTTTGGTATCATCACCAAATCTTTAGGTTTTATAGATCCTTGAATAGTAGAAAATGGTTTATCTACAAATCCTCTATCATCATTTTCAATATCTTTTACTTTTGTGCCATTAACTGTTGCAGCATAACTATCTCCATAATTTAACCATACTGTAGCTGAGTCTTTCAGCTTTGGTTTTATAGCTCTAAAAAGTTCTACAATATTTTGGATATGTTCTTGATAAGTTTCTTCTAATCCTAATTGTTCGTCTTTTCTTTTTGCACCACATTCAGGACAATAATTTTTATATATAGCATCACCAACAACATTACCTTTTTTAAACATTCCTGCATGACCTGTTTTGGTATCTTTAGAAATTTTTGTTAATCTTTTATGAGGACAATTTTTATCTCCACCAATCCAAGTTCCTGTACCATAATCTCTTAAACCCCAATATGGCGGAGAAGTTACTACGCAATCAATAGAATTGCCCTCAAGTTCTTTTATCTTGTCTATGCAGTTACCTTGCAAAATTTTTATTTTAGACATTTTTCCTTTCTTTTATTTTCTAATTCGTTTTGCCTTTTTTCGTATTGCTCCATAGTTTCGCCAGAAAAATATTTAAACCAACATTCAACACAGTAATCTTTTCCTTTTTCTACTACATCTGCTTTCATTTTGCATTTAATGCAAGTCCGCATATCTCCATAAATATTCATTCATTAATTAGTGATGTAATAAAAAATCAATAATGCAATTTCTACTGCTATGATTGTTTCAAGCATAATAATTTATCCTTTCCTTTGAAGTTCTTATATCTGTTAAAATATACCCCATTACAAGCCATAGAACCCTTTAGAATTGATATAAGCATCTTTTCCTTAAGATCCTTCAATTGCTCCTTAGTTAAGGCTTTTATGGTGTCTTTTTTCAATTTGTTCCTTAAGTTCTTTCCTTTTGCTAGTCCAGATTTTTTTGAAATCATGAGGACAATTCTTAACCATATAATCAAGATTATCAAGCCTTCTTTGATCTTGTCGTTTTACATAGTCAAAAATATAAGGGAATCCAAATTTATTTCTTGTCATTTAATCCTTTTGTTAAGTTATTTATTATTCCCATAGATATTCTGTTTTATATTTACCAGACGTATCAATAGTAGCGATAGCTTTTATTTCTAATAAACTTTTATTATGCAATAATGTTCCTTGTATCCATTTATGTTTGTTTTTTACTGCAAATCTTAAAGCAAGATTTTTTGTTTTAAAAAACCTAGTATAAAATCTTTTAGGCAATTTACCTCTATCAAACATTTTTCCCTTTCTTAATAATTGCCAATAGTAACTTCCAATGTTTTTGTATCTACTCATTTCTCTCCTTTTGTTAAATTATTAAAATAATCCTCTGGTAATTCAACTGTTTCCTCTGTCTGTCTTATTGGCTTTGATACCTTTGGCATAAGCTCAAGTTCACCATAACCAATAAAACCAAACATCTTACGATCTTTAAAGGTCTTGCTAAAAAGATTGAATAAATTAAAATCTTTGTTTTTCATGTGTCCTTTCTAATTTATAGTATTATTTATTGGTTGATATTTTGCAAAAGCTAATTCTTTTCTAAATTTGTTAATTTCTGATTTATAATGAAATCTTGAAATTGTATGCTTTGCAATCTTTCCTTTTTCAAAGAACAACCAACAAGAAGTTTCTTTAATTGGTGTTCCCATGTCTTTTAGTTCGTAGTTTGCTAAAATTTTCATTATTGTTTCCTCTCTTTTGGTTCAAACCATAAGATCACATTAGCCATGAAAGACCAATAGTTATCAATAACTTTAGCTTGTAACTTTTCGCTTGAGTTCTCATCAATAGATCCCATTTTGACAGCTAAAGGAATTATTGCTCCATTCATATATTCAATATTTAAAGCCAAACCTTGTAACCATTCGGTCATTGCTTTAAACTTTCCAACTCTTTCAATATTCCAACCATATTCTGAATAAAACCTATCAAAAATATATTTGATTTTTTCTGCATCTGTTTTGATTGGCTTACCTTCTCCGTCTTCTTCTATAGTTGATAGAATATAATTTTTATAATTTTTTTTATATTCTGTATGATGTAGTTTAGTCATGTTTCTTTCCTTTCTTTTTTTATCGTTTAATTTTATATAACAATTCATTTGTAACTGAAGATTTATGAATTCCAGACTTAATAAAATTTAAAGCTTCTTTTTTAGTCCAAAAAACACATTCTATATTATGATTTATATTATTTTTTAAATCATGGTTAATAGCTGCTATGCTCCAATTAGCATCAGTTCTTAACCCTCTTATATTTTTAGGTTTACTTGTTGGTGTAACTGTTAAACAATTATTTTTTAAATTGCCAAAGTCATCATAAATATAACTCATAGTTTCTTTCCTTTGTTGATTTGTTTTAAACATACTATTTTTATATAACTTTTGTTCTATATTGCAAGTGTTAAAAGCTAAGAGTGAATAAAAATATATGTTCGCTAAATGTTCTTATTGATTTGAGATTAAGTATAAAATAAGTACCCTACAAGGAAAGGATTTATATGACTACTAAAGGGTTCACAATGATACCAAACCAATTAATAGTTGATGAGGGTCTTAGCAAGGAGGCAAAAGCCTTATTTATTTATTTAAGGTATTTATCGCCAAAATTTAGAACCTTAAGAAATGCCACATTATTGACAAAATTGGATATTTGCCTGTCCACACTGCAAAAGGCTAAAAATGAGCTTATCAAGTCTGGCTATTTAGTTATCCACAGAAAAGCCTCAGCTAATTACTACGATATAAGACTAAGTAAAAAATACTCAGTTGATAGAGTATTAAATAAGCAAGAGAGTAAGTATAATTTACTTAGTATTAAGAAAGACAATACTATGTATAACAATACTATGTATAACAAGAAAGGGTTTAAAGGTTTTAAAAAA